GCATCGTTTTGATTGTAAAAGCAGGTATACCTGTGTCTCCAAGTTCCATGATAAACCGATTTTTTAATTTCGGTTCATATGGTGTGTAAAATAAATCTGTACTAGATATTGTTGCCATTATTTATCTCCTATAGTAATAAATATATCGTTTCCTAAAAATTATTCAGGAAAAGCAGCTCCGGTTGGTTGTACAACAAAGTCTAACACGATAAATTCAGCAGCCCTTGTTGGTTGTATAAATATCTGTCCTATCAATTGATTTCTATCAATAGTTTCTTCTGTGTTGTTACTGTCATCCATTACCACTCTAAAGGCATTTAATCCACTATTAGCTTGAACTTCTTCCATAAACGGATTTACACTGTTTAAAAACTGATTTCTCAAAGCATTTGTATTTTGTTCAAAAACAAGATTTCTTGATGTGTTAGCAACAAATTTCTTAAGATTAATTAATAGTCTTCTAACATTTACTCGGTCAAGAGCAGAAGCTTTCTTTTGGGTTGTTTTTTGTCCAAAGACAGTAACCCCTTGACCAGGAAAAGTAGCAATCGGATTGACATTTGAATCATACAAGTCATCACGATTTGCCTGTGTTAATTTTTTATAAGCCCTAACAGCGGAATCAATACCACCTCTGTTCAGTCCAGCAGGTGCAAACCAAGGCTGTCCGACAGTATCATTAAAGTTATAGACACCAGCAATAACAACTGATGGTGGAACATATCTGTTTACACCGGCAGTCGCATCTTGGATTTGTATCCAAGGATAATAAACAGCCGCAAAACTTGAATTACGAGCTTCAGTATTTGACTTTGCAGTTGCAACATTTGAAGTTAAAGCAACGTTATCATATACTAAGAAACAGTCACCTCTATCTTGACACATTTCAATTGCCTGCCCGATAATTGAATTGTGATTAGCGTCTACCGATTGGTCAATTACACCAGGTAAGAAAAGTAGATTTATATCATATTCGTCTTTGTTACTTAAGATACTAATAGCAGTAGCATACCCACCACCTTGAGTTACACCAGTGGGCCTAGTAGCTGATTCGGCCATATCAATACCTTGTGAATTGTCACTATCTATATCACCATAAAATTTAAATGGGTGTTTTTGATTTTCATCCCCATTTGAACCGGCAGTTTGTCCACTGCCAGGATCTGCCTCTCCAGAAATCTGAAGTGCTGTACCAAATGCACCACCATAACTTCCACTACCGAGGTCTGGAAAGAATAAGCTTGAGGTAGTGTAAGCACTTGTCACATTACCATTTGCATCTAAATAATTTGGTGTTTTTCTTACATCAGGAAAATTACTTACTCTAACAAATTTTGACTTATTTGGAAAGTCTCCACTTGGTCTGTTATAAGCAACACCATCTTCAACAACAACAGTTGTTGTTTGATTTCCAATTCTTTTTAAAATATAATCAGTTGATGCAGGATCAAAACTTAAATTTTCATGTGTCTCAATGATTATTTTTTTATCCTCTGTATCATTACCTTGACGAAGTAATAATGTAAAAGTTCCTTTAGATAGATTTCTCTGAGATATTTCATAACGAAAGTTATCAGCTCTTCCACCATAACTACCAGAAAGAAGTAAATCATTTGTAGCAGAATGTGTTCTTAGAGTAAGTAGACTATTAGTTCCGAGATTAGAACCCGTACCTACGAAATTATTAAACTGAGGACCATCTCCTAAAGCTTCAAGCGTAAACATTTCTTCACCTGCACTACCACTTGTGACTATAGCAGTAGCTTTTGCTGTGTTACCTTCAGGTTCAGCAACCCTAACTACTGTCAAAGGTCCGCCTGTTCTTAAATATTCTTTTGCAGTGTGCGAGGTTAAATATTGATAATTGTCACTACCACTCTCAATTAACTCACCGAATATATTAATGTACTCGGTGTATGAATTAACAATAGTTGGTTCGAGGATAGGTCCTTTTACAGTTGGTCCTACAACGGCTGCTCCAATGGGACCTGCAGTCGCGGGTAAAAAAGATTGGTCTATTTCATTTGTAAATACACCTGGTGATAGAATTTTTTCAGCCATTTGCTGTCTCCAAAAATTAGGTAAGATTTAATACAATTATTCATATATAAATATTACCTAATTTCGGAAAGATAAAGAAAGTTATTTTTATTTTTCTTGTTCAGATGCTTGCACTTCCACAGATGGAGTGAATACACCTGTGGACGGATCTAAAGTACCAGGTCCATATTTATCTGTTATTTTTTTGAGAGTCTCTTGTTCTTCTGTTTTGAGAGCTTCTAACTCTTCGTGAAGTCTAAACTCTTCTTCGGAAACTTGTTCAGATTGCTTCTCTAAGTTTATTTTTGCGATTGCTAATTGACCAAATCGATTTGTAATTTCGTTTGATTTAACAGAAAGCTCTTGAAGAGACTGTAGTTCTTGTTCTGTGAATTTTACTTCTGACATTTTAAAACCTCTAATTTAGTTTGTTATAACAATTATATACATATATAATTATAAAAGTTTTTCGGAAAAGGTAACTTTTTTTGGTGTGTAGGCTCTTCCCAATTCTGCAGTTTTACCAAATACATTATCGGTAAACTCAGGTATCATGTATCCTTTAATAGTCATACTAAACTCGTTGCGTATCATTCTCTCACCTTGTGATTCCATTTCTATTTCGTTTGATATATCACCATCAAGTGATGATAGAAAACGATAACTAGTTTGGTCACCAAAGTAAGTTTCTAAATGTTCTATCCAAAGTGTATTTAAATCATTCATTTGTTCTATAAAAGATGTCATCATAACAATACTATAGTTACACCTTACAAAATCTGGCATACCAGTCTTTACAAACTCTTGCACAGGTTTTTGACCTGTTAAAACAGCAAACCTATCGTATCTATTATTTTTACTCCAACCACTGCTTGAACGAACAACAGATACAAATCTTCCTCTTACATCGTTATCAAATGAAAGAGGCATGGCATCATCAAATCCTACAGATGTTCTTTTTATCACTATAATCGGTAAAATTATTACACCGTTTTTATCTCTCAATGTTCCTCTAGCTTTTATAGATTTCCATCTTTCTTCATTACCATAAAGGACAGGCACAGAAATAATCTCATTTTGTTCTCTTACCTTTGGTTTCATTATGTTTCGGATGTGTTTTATAACAGCTGTATCTATTTCTTTTAAACCAATAGAGAATCCCTCACCGGCATTTTGACCACCGGGTTTTTTAATTACTACTTTAGGATTTCCCTTTTCACTTCTTATGCTAGTTTGTTCGGCACGATTTATATTTGACTCGTATCCAGCATTTTCATTAGTTATTGGTTTAATTGCCACGGCGTAGTTTCCTTAGTTTATCTAACTTACTTTCTGAATTATTTTTATACTCTTCGGACTTTAATCCTTTGGTCGAAACTTTATCTATTGATATCTGTTTCTCAATTGGAACATCAACTGCTCCTAAAGTTATGTTTTCCTTCTCTCCATAAATATTACCTTGTTTCAGTAAGTCTATTATCTCATCAAACCTATCGACTGATGGTTCTCCATACACATTATCAATTGTCTCATCAACCACTTCCTCTACACCAACAGGTTTTACATGATGTGACCTACGAGGTTTCATCACAAGTGTTTTATCTAATAATTGAATAGCCATTATCTTGGTCGTTCCTCAATGTTGATCGATGACAATCTACTACGATGAGCTGTGGCTTTTATAGCGTGATTGAAACTTGGATGACCACCAATAAGTTGTGGTTCTGTAACTCCGTTTATTTCCCAATACCAATCGTTCCAATCACAGATGTCACCAGCCTCAGGAAAAAAGTTTAGTGAACCACTAGCCAAGTTATTTCTCTGAAACATCAAATCAATCGTAGAGTTCGTGTCTGGTCCTGCTTCTTGGAATTGTTCTACTTCAGGCGCATTATATCTTATTAAACAATTTACCCTAAACCCTACATTAAAATACTTTGTGGAACTTTCTCCATATATGTTTGATGGTGTATGTTCAGTTGCTACTTTATAAATATCAACAGACTGACCGACTATTTCATCAATCAACTCCTCGTTCATATGGTCAACTAAGTCTATTTCCTTTTGAGAAATAAAAAATGGTCGTGTAGCAGACATCTATCTATCCTATGTATATGTTCAATGGAGCTTTTGCCAAAACCTCTCGTTGGGCGTTAGACTCCTCGGCTTCTGCCTTGAGTTTTTCAGTCAAAGATACTGATTCTAAAAACTCTCTTAATTCTTCCAATAATTGTGTCTTTTCTTCTCTACCTTCAGTTTTTAAGGCCTCACCATCCAATGTAACTTCACCATCAGGTATCGGCATAGAGCTATATTTACTTCTTATAATACCAAGTAACTCTTTAGCAAGAGCATAAGTATATTTTCTAATCCATTGACGACCAGGTTGATTGATGGAGCTATATGTTATAAACTTATATGGTACATTAGAAGGATCTGACACGCCACCTTGTAAAGAAGCACTGACATTGTTTGTATTTCT